AAAATAAAATAAAACCAAAGAAAGTAAAAAGAGACAACTATTCTAATTTTGTTGAACAATATGGTGATGGTTCTACTCAAGCGATGTATTATAGTATCAAGTCTGTTAATGACTTGGTTACAGATTATGAAAATGAAACTGAAACTAACTATGACTTAGTAATTATGACAAGGTTTGATTTGATACCAAAAATGCAACTTATTTCTTCGGAAATCGACTACTCATTGAAAAATAATTGTATTTTTACTTCAGTAAACCGTACTTTAGAATGTTTCCCTAATTGGCCAATCAAAAGGTCAGATATGTTAATTTTTGGAAACAGAAAAAGTATGAAAACCTATTCTGACACATTCTCCTCATGGATGAGTAATCGTAATATACTAGGTGAGCAAGCTTTTTGGAATCATTGTCAAAAAAATAACTTGGAAATGAATCAAAGTGAAATAGAAATTATGCTTATTCATAAATACACCGATAATGAAATCTATGCCAATTTTCTTTCATTACAAAAATAATTCAAGATATGCAAATAATTATTCCAGCTGCGGGTAGAGGATCAAGATTTAATAATTCTAAATTTACTTCCCCTAAACCACTAATTCAATGGGACGGGTTGAATATGATTAACCATGTGGTAAACAACTTCAAAGATGAAAAAGTTAAAATTTTTATAATTTCCAGAAAAGATCACTCGATTGAGATTGATGGTGTTGAAACAATTACTATTGATTATTATACAGATGGTCCAGCATGTACTGCAATGTTATCTGAAAAGTACTTAGATTTGGAAAGTGAACTGATAATTACAAACTGCGACCAAATAATTGAGGATTGGGATTTAGATAGATTTTTAAAATACTCTAGAGGGTTTGATGCGGTTTTGGGTTGTTTTATCTCCAATAGTCCAAAAAATTCATATGTAAGAATAGGTAGTGATAATTTAGTCACCGAAGTCAGAGAGAAACAAGTTATTTCTAACTTGGCTACAAATGGATTGCATTATTGGAAAAAGGCTAAATACTTTTTTGATTCTGCAAATCAAATGATTGATAGTAAAGATTCCACAAATGGTGAATATTATATTGCTCCTAGTTATAACTATCTAATTCAAAACGACTTTAAGGTGGGTATATTTATGTTTAATCAACACTTCCCTATTGGAATACCAGAAGATCTTGAAATATACTTTGATTATAAGAGCAAATCAAAACTTAATTAAAATTCATCACTATAAATTCAGTGAAAATTACAAGGATAGAAAATTATAAAGGCGGGTGGTTTGTAGGAAATTTTGAACCATCCGCACTAAAAACAGAACTTTTTGAGGTTTGTTATAAAGTTCATAAAAAGGGGGAACAATGGGACAAACATTATCACAAAAAATCCACTGAAATTAATTTTTTACTTGAAGGCAAAATGACCATTCAAGATCAAGAATTAAAATCAGGAGATGTCTTTATAATTTATCCTTATGAAATCGCCGATCCGGTATTTTTAGAAGATTGTAAAGTTTTTATAGTAAAAACACCATCTGATGTCAATGATAAATTTGTGTTATGATTTAATCATAACATTTATATAAAATATCAAACTTATGAAAATTAACTAATATAAAATTAAAAAAATACTTATGTCTGTAAACATTTTTACGAAAGATGGGATTGATTTAAACAAATATTTCATCGTAACTTATTTTCTTAAAGGGAAAACAACTTTGAGAGACGCTTCTTGGAATCTCGCAATAGGACAAAGTATTGGTAACCCAAATAATAGAAGTATATGGGAAACAGATCAAATGTTCCTTGACCATTCTTGTTTTATTATGGAAGAAGAATCAGTTTTGAAATCACTGAAGGAGGGCATAGTCAAAATTGCCTTTCCGTTAGAAAATTTAAATCTAGAAGAAGATGGTATTTCACAAATTATGTGTCACATAGCCGGTGGTCAGGTTGATATACTAGAAATAGAACAATGTCATGTTTTGGACATTGATTTACCCAAAGATGTGGAGGAAAAATTTGCACTTAAACCAGCTTACGGTATAGATGGTTTTAGAAAGTATTCCAAAACTTTTGATAAACCTTTCTTTGGTGGTATAATTAAACCGAAAGTCGGAATGTCACCAGAAATACTTCTTGAAGCTGTTAAAGAAATGGTTGATGGTGGTGTAAATTTCATCAAAGAAGATGAACTTCTTGGTGATCCTGCTCATTGTCCTCTCAATAAAAGAGTACCCTTAATTTCTAACTGGATAAGAAAAAATGCCCCTGATGTTATCTATACTTTTTGCATAAATGGAGATTCACCATATGCCTTAGAGAGAGCTAAATTTGTCTCACAAGAGGGTGGGACTGGCGTTCACATAAATGTTTGGAGCGGTTTGGGTGCTTACAGAGCTATCCGAAAACAAAATCCTGATTTGTGGATACATTTCCAAAAGAGTGGAGATAAGTTCTTCACCGATAGAAGAGCACCAAATCATATCTATTGGCCAGTACTTTGTAAAATTGCTGGTTGGTCAGGTGCAGATTCAATCCACGCTGGAATGATTGGTGGATATATGAATCAAGATGATAAAGAATTGAAAGACGCATTGAACGTACTTTGGAAATATAATGTAGTGCCAGCTCTTAGTTGTGGTATGCATCCAGGATTGGTACAGTATATTAACGAAAATTTAAAATCTTTTGATTGGATGGCTAATGTTGGAGGTGCAATGCATGGACACCCCATGGGAACTTTAGCTGGTGGGAAAGCAATGAGACAGGCAATTGACGGCAATATTAATGGAATTGAATACAAATCAGCACTTGAAAAGTGGGGTATGAAACAATTTTCACCTGACTTATCTTATAGGATTTTTTGATATTATGATTTTAATATCACACAGAGGAAATATTAATGGTCGTATGGAAAGTTGGGAAAATGAACCAACTTACATTGACCTTGCAATTTCTAAGGGATATGATGTAGAAATTGATGTTTGGTATAAAGATGGTATTTTATGGCTTGGGCATGATAAACCAGATTATGTTGTTGACTTTGGGTGGTTTAGAGACAGAATTACGAAATTTTGGGTTCATTGCAAAAATGTTGAATCTTTAGTTTTTTTCAAAGACTTTGGATACGATGTTAATTATTTCTGGCACGAGGAAGATAAATTAACACTAACTAGTCATAATTATGTATGGGTATATCCTGGTAATCAACCCATCAAAAATAGTATTGCCGTTTTACCTGAGATGTTTAAAGATAGTGTATCAGAGTGTTTGGGTATTTGTAGTGATTTCATTGAGGAATACAAAAAAAATTAATTTTTATGAGTTATGGTTTACACGGAGTTGATGTCAAACTCCTTAAATATTTGAATTTTACAGATGGTGTTTTTATTGAGGCTGGTGCAAATGATGGCATATCACAATCAAACACATATATTTTTGAAAGAGGACTTGGGTGGAAAGGATTATTAGTCGAACCAAATTCTATTAAAGCCTCAATTTGTAGAAAAAATCGACCAAATTCCATAGTCGAAAATGTAGCATTGGTAAGTGATACTTATACAGATACTACAATTAAAGGTGACTTTAATCAACCTGATTGGGGTGAGAGTTTATCTGGAATGGTGATAGATTCTGGTGATTGGACAACAGATTCAATTGAATTTGAAAGGAGATTTAAAGAAAATCAACGGTCTGAATTTATCGTACAAGTTCCAGTCAGTACTTTGACATCAATTTTGGAAAAATATAATTTTTCCAAAATTGATTTATTTTCCTTGGATGTTGAAGGTTATGAAATTTCTGTTTTAGGTGGATTGGATTTCACAAAATTCAGACCAACTTATATAATGGTAGAAACTGGTTCTGATATAAGAAAATCAGCTATGGAGGATTTTTTAACTTCGAAAGGTTATACTTTTGTTGAAGAGTTAAGTGACCTAGATGATCTTTACACTGATTCGAATACACTAAGTTAAATCTTCTGAATTATCTTAGGAACTTCGCCCAACTCAAGGACCTTGGATTGATTTAATAAGAATTCAACGTCTGAGAAGTTAAATTTGAACTTTATTGTAAAATCCTTAGCGTTTACTTTTTGTGATGAATAATCAAATTTATTCTCACTCAAAGAAATCGCTATTATTTCGAAAAACTTAATTCTATAAATAGCATCTCTCCAAATGTCAACTGCTGTTAAGGTGAAAGGATTTATATACAAGTTTATAACATCCAGATAGTGTTTTACAAATATATCATAACAAATCCAATAATTTAAATCAGCATCTACCGATCTAAATACTACATCGATTTCTCTTGAAGTCAGAATGTCTTGAACGTTTGTTGCTGGTTTATAAGCTCTCTTTTTTCCTCTTATTAGAGTTTGTTCAGGAGTTGTGATATTCAATCCAGGATAAGATACCGATTTAATTGTTGAATTCAAATAATCAATTACATTCTCATATTGTATCCAATTTTTCTCCAAAATTGGTTTATATGTTGTTATAATTTCAGCTGGTAAGAAATCGCCGGGCAAATTAAAGACGAACTGAGAATTTTGTGAACTGAGACGAATGGGAAGTTAATTATTTTTTATTTACAATCTGTAATTCGTTATTTAATATTTCGGAAATTTTGGAAATTTGGTCATATTTTATTCTAATTAACTTAACATTATTTTCTACACACCATTTGTTTTTACATTCATCCCTTTTTAAACCATCCAAAAAACTTTTTTCCCCACCAAAACATTTAATTGGTTCAAAATGTTGGATCCCATCAAATTCTATACAAGTATTATAATCGGGTAAATAAAAATCAAAATTTAATTTATTTACATATCTACAAGTATCAAACCCATGTTGTGATATATATTTAATTTTATTTCCCTCCAAAAATAATTTAACATACTTCTCACCAACTGATATACTTGAGCAGTTTGGACATCCTTGTCCTTTTAGATGATGATGAATTCCTTGATTAAAAATCCCATGTTTTTTACAAATTATTTTAACTTTTTTACCGATGCTTTCGTACTTAACCAATGAATAATCATATATCCGAGAATGAGTCTTAATAAATTGGGATATTAAAATATCTGTGTCCCACCTTCTAATTCCTGAGCACTCTGTACATCTATCACCAAGGTTCATATGGTTATTGACTGTTTGTTTAAATATCCCATGGTCCGGGCAAATTATATCAATAATATCTTTATTTCCCTTTATCTCTTTAACTAAAGAATAATCATATTTATTATTATGTATTTCAGAAGACTTTAACTTAAATCTATTTAATGTTACTTTATTTGGGGACATACCCAATAAATGTCTATCTACTCTATATAGAAATTCATCGCCGGATATATTATCAACTAATTTTATTTTATCGGTGGATCCTACTATATCAGTATCTATAAAATATTTATATTTATTATTATGGATATTTTTAAATCTTTCTATCAAAGATTCCTTTTCAATCTTAGTTGGTCTGATCCCATTTTTGTGGTTATCGGATATTTGATAATATATAATATTATCACTTTTTTTTATTACTCGTATATAATCACACGATTTTACATATTCGGTATTTATTAGAGAATAATCATAAGCATCACTATTTTTATTCTTTGATATTATTATAAATTCAGACTTATTTAAAATATTATTACCAGCACAAGATGGACACCCCTGACCCTGTTTATGGGATTTGGAAAGTTGTTCAAAAACGCCATGTTGCTTACAGATTATCCTTATTTTAGATCTAGTGTTTTCATAATTTACTAATGAATAATCATAATTATTATTATGAACCATCTCACAATCTCTAATATAATCTTCTTGTGTCAATCTTTTCATGTTCTATATATTAGAAACGGAATGTGAAAAATAGACAATTAATCTCATTAGGATGTGATATTTAAAAAGTTTGCAACAGTCTGATCGTATTTAGTTTTATCTTCCGGTTTCACCAAATATTTATCTTGTAATCGCTTATTCAAAGATACTAATGTGTCTAAATATTTCTCTGCACTGAATAAACTATCAGTTCTGATAATCAACGTAATTGGATTAGAATCTAGATTTAATACCGTTTTAATTTGTGGTGATGTCCACTCAAATCCGTTAATGCTCAGAGATGAATTGGTAGTAATTGTGTATGTTAGATTATTAATCTTTGTAGTAGCTGGTAAAGAAGAATTGGTCAAAGAATTTGATGTTGATGAAGTAGCGCCGGTTGTTTGTGTGGTACCGATTCTTCTACGATATACTATTGCGGTATTTTGAGAATATGTGTCGATCAATGTTTCAGCTTTTTCAGCACTTAATACATCTCTTTCAATTTCAGCTTGTTGTTGATTGATATTATCTATATTGTCTTTATTATCAAAAATTCCAAACAGACCCGCATATACGGATGTGGTTTGTGAATTTAATTTACTTGTAATATAAAATAAATTTTGACCACTATCATAAATTCTTTTTATATCTTTCATACTTGTTTCTGGTACTTTGAAAACTACTTGTCCTCTTGTCAAGTCAATTGATGTACTTTCTTGAAACAAACCAGTTTCAAATTTCAAAGAATCATTTTTTATAACAAAACTAATTTCACCCATATTGCTCATGTCCAAATACTCTGGTGCTTTAACAAATGATAAATTACCTATACTATTAATTCCTGGTGTTTGTTCCGTAGATATGTCTCTTGCAATGATGAATAGAATTGTATTATCAAAAGGTTGTAGGAGTATTTTTAATTTACCAATACCATAAAACACATTTTTACCAACGTTTACACTATCACTCTTGGCTATAAGATTAAACTTATCCACCAAAACACTCCGATCAACTTTAATTGGTTCTAAAAATATGCGGTTACCAGCTAAACCATTGTCTATCGTTTGCCCAGATGTGACATTCTTTAGACTATAAATTTTTGGTTTGTTAGCTCTTGTTAGATTTATTTTGGTAAGATTTAGGCTGAATTTTGAAACTTCATCTTGTAACATTCCATAAGAAGCCCTTCTGTATATTACAGACTCATCCACCGAATCTATAAGTCTCATTTCCACATCAATTACCGCAGTAGTAGTTGTGTATTTGATTATGGGTCTATATTCTATTTTTTCATTGAAATTATCTGTCATCCTCATATTGAGGGTTTTCCCTCGGATATTTTGTTCAAAGAGAGTTATTTCGAACTCTACATAAAATCTTTTACCTGATAACTTAGAATTGTCAATGAATATTTTGAAATCAGCAAGAGATCCATTGAAGATACCATAAATATCAAAAAAATCACCATTAACCGATGCTTCAATTTTTACACCAAGATTTTCATATTCTGGTGTCTGTGGTAAGCTAAGTTTCTTTGGAGCGGTTAAATAGTAAGTTGTGATTTTACTTATTGTTGTTTTCTTCGTTATAAAAGAGAAATCTATGAAAACTGGAGCTGTCTGACTTAAACCTTTTCCATTAGTAAGATTAGCATTCACACTATTACTTTTGGGAGCTGTTCCACTCATTTGTCTTGATACAAAATAGGTTGAGGGTACATTGATATCTAATGTTTTCCCCCAAAGTTTTTCTTGAAATTTGAGTGGTGGTGCAGTGAAATTTATCATACCCGATAAATTAACATCTGATTGGTCAAAATAAAAATTACTGAGATTAAATTCCTTTCTATTATCAGAATCCAAGGTATAAACTCTGATGTAGCATCCGAGGTACTCTCCAAAAGTATAATTAATTGGAAGGTGTATTTTTATTGTATCAAATCTTATGGGAAAACCTGAGGGATAGTCTTTGTATTGTAAAAAACTGTAATTTGTAGTGTTGACAATACCATAATAATCAGTAATTCTATCTAATGGAAAAAGTTGATTTTTATCGGTATTGTTTGATGCTGATGTTTCTTTAGGAGAAACGAAGGAATATGTGAGTTCCCTTGAATTTATCAATACCTTGTATCCTTCACTTATATTATTTCCATCATCGTAGATATATTCAATTAAAATATCCTTATGGGCTTTTATAAATTTAGAAACTCTCATTAAAATCAAGATTTTCAATATATATTAAAAACAAAAAACCCTCACTAAATATGAGGGTTTTTTGTTTTATAATCTTGAGTGGACTTCTGTTTTGATTTCTTGATTAGATTTTTCGGGGTATTTTTCTTTAATCTTGTTCATCAAAATTACTTCCTCTTTTCTCAAATTTTCAAGACCATTGTTTATATCATTGATTTTTTTTGTCAATGATTTTTCTTTTTCTTCTATTTCAGATATTTTAAATAATATCTTTTTGGAAAAATCGATAAGTTGATCTTTTGTTTTAACTTTACCATTCAACGTTTTTTTAAAATCATCCAATTCACCAACTTTTTCGGATAAATATTCAGCAAGCAATTTTATAGTATCATTACTGTTTTGAAGTTCTTGTGAAAGTTGTGAGTATTGTTTTCTGATTTCTCTTGCAGAAATTATAAATCTTTCATCAATCATTAGCCTTCTTTCTATTTTCAACTTCTGGATAAACTAAATCCATTAGTTTGCTTTTAATTCTTTCCTTAATTATATTGGGATCTTTTAAGATTTCATCGGTGAATTCTTGAGCTAAAAAATCTATTATACTCGTATTATACGAATCCTCCATCATTTCAATAAAATCAACCCTTGGTATTTTATTTTCGACCGTGAAATCTATTTTGAAACTTGTATTTCGTTTCACATTCTTAAACATTTCTAAAATAGGGTCCATTTTCTTTTCTTGTTTTATTTCTTGTTGTATGGATTTTGTGGTAACTTGTTGTACGTTATCAAGATTTGGTTGAGGTGTGGATTGTATCGTTGTTATTTCTTGAAACTCATCTTCATCCAAAATATCCTTTACTAGTTCTAGTTGTTTTTGCATCAGTGAAGTCGGATTACCCATTCCATAAACAGTTTGAGCTTTTTTCAAAAGTTCTTGTTTCTCTACTTCTGGGTCATACGGCAAAACAGCACTTTCATTCAAGGATGGTGTTGGTTCTTGTTTATCAAATCCCATTTCATCAGCTGGAATTCTGTTGTTCCAGTCATCAAGTGGTATTTGTTTTATTTGCTCTGCAAAGGAATTGATCAGACTATCATTCCTGAAAAAACTTGCCGGATCAACATATTCCTCGAACATTCTTTTATCCATGAGTTGATTTAGTCTAATTTTGTTTTTATTATCTAGGATTATGATATCTTCGAACTGGTCAGTGACATTGACTATTCGACCATTTGATAAATCTTTAAATTTTCTGTTCTTCATTCTCTTAATAATAATTTATAAAAAAAGGGGGGAAATAAACCCCCCATTTCGAAGAATTAAATTTTAGAAATCAGAGAAAAAATCATCTTCATCTGCGGATACCTTACTACCTGAGGTTACCATACCTTCAAGTTCGAAATCATCAGAGCTCGGAGTAGAGTTACTCATTCCACTACCGTTGGATTTACCAGTGAGGTAAGCAGTGATTTGATTTACCTTAACTTGTTGCTCTTCAGTAAGTTTCTTTGGGGAATATTCCTCCAAGTCATGATCCCTTTTAAGAAGAAAATCTTTAACCATTCCTTGAGCCCTAGCGTCAACTTTACCATCGACTACAGGAACATTTTTGAATACTCCTTTCTCCTCATTAAAAATTGGTAGAGAAGTGGTTTCTGGTTTGAACATAGAGTTCTTGTAATCTGGATAGCTTTCGTCACCAGTTGAAATTTCTTTTACAAGAATGACGAAGTCCTTACCTTGAGAAAGATCAAATACATTACAAGGAACACCAGAGATTTCCCCATTACGTTCAGCTGCGATTTTATCTTTAATAGTTTTTCCATATTGGAAAATCATAATCTTACCAACTAGTTCAGGCTGTTGTGCATCTTCAATAACCAAGCAATATGAATAATATTTTTTGGTGTACTTCAAACTTTTAGCCTTCTCTTGGAGAATTGCGTTCTTTGAATTGACCATACTATAATACAGATCTGTAAGAGGACACTTCTCGTTAAAGTTCTTCGCTGAATCAAACCAACCGGATAGTTCTTTTTGATTTTTAATATCAACGTAATGTGCAATCTTTTCAATTGCTGCTTGACCAACTTTACCATCTTTGGTCAGATTGGGTAGAAATCTAATTACTGATTTATAACCTTTCTTTTTGTCCTTAGCCTTTGTAAGGTCGATACGGTAAATACCATCTGCATTTACTGTCTTTTTCTCATTTAGGAAGTCCATTTTACTGTCTAAATTGCCTCCAAATAAATCATCCATTTCATTTAAATTTGCCATAATTGCTTTTAATTTTTATTTTATACCAATACGTACTTCGTATGGTTAATATTTATACTTTACAAGAAAAAAAAGTTTTTCTGATTACCAGTTTTTTCTGACTTTGATTCTGTTATCAGAATACGAGGAATAGACTTTCGAAAATCTAATTAAGAGGTATATCAATCTTTTCACCATTTGCTTTAGAATAAACAATTTTGTCTATCTTATCGATAAACATATTAAATGTTGGATCCACATATAATTTTCCAAAGTTCTTGTTCAAATATCCTAAAGTTATGTGTGGTTTGTAATCTGGATAATCAGATGTGTGTGGTAATTCTTTAGCTAGCCCATTCAATTGGTTTAGTTTGTTAGAACGAACATTTAATTTTAACACATCATAATCTTTGTTGTAAAAACAATCTATTCCATCCACTTCTACGTCGAAATCAGATACTTCCAAGTTCGAAAACATTGATATTATTTCCT